TCCGCCACTTGCAGGAGCCTCTTTTTGTTTTCCAATTGAATTGTTAAGCATATCTAACACTTTCATTAAACCTTCTGGTTTCTCTTGCTTTCCTTTTACCGCAACAGTATACTTAGCAGATGTATCTGATTTTCTACTATTCTCACTATGGTGAGATACTTTGCCTGTAAATGAAGCGCTCCAACATCCAAATCCCGCTTTAACACTTAATTCAGCAGATGAGTCTGTAGAAGACTTGCTTGCAGTTTGTGTTGATACTTCCATATCAAAATTGATATCAATCTCATCTACACATAAACTTGGTATATTAATTATCGATAATAATGGAACATCTAAAGCTACAGCTTCAGAGCCATCTTCATATTTAAATGATACTGATTTAGTATTACCATCTTTATCCATACCTACTTCTGATATGAATTGAGCAGTAGACTGAGCTAATGCTTTCTGTCCTTCACATGCAGCTAACAATGGAGCTGAAATTAAATTCTCTATTGGTAACCCTGTGAACTGATTTGCTATACTTGCCATTTTACTCCTTAGTATTTCTTGTTATCGTTTCGTTCTTGCATTCTCAAAAATTTGTCCTTTAATCCGTTACCACTTAAACTAGCGATAATCTCTACTAAAGTCTTATAACTATTTTCTAAACCTTTTTGTTCAAGTTGCATTTTCTTTTGCTGGTCTATTAATTTAATAATAATTCCTTCAACTCTCCCAAAACTTTCTCGCATTTCTTTAGAAAGTTCATCTTGTATATATTTATTCTGCTTTTGTATAAAAAACCAAAAAGCGACAGCTACAACTAGGGGTATTCCATATTGCTCTAATAAGACTAACCAGTCCATTAAAAATCCTGCTGTTTTATTATCCCTGTTGTTTGGTAATTACTTCTTGCAAATCTTTTAGCTTTTTTAACTCCCTTTTCATATTGATTGTCAAAGTATTGTGCTACATCAAAATCCATATGCCTAGGGTCTTTATAACCATTTGCTATGACCTTATTTACAATATATTCATGAAATCTACTAGGTATATTAGAATAACTTCCTGTCATAGCATTATTAGACAAATCTGTATCAAGAAAAGCTCCTCTTATTTTAAGACCTTTTGCTTCCGTAACGCTTTCATAATCACTTGTATAACCATCTTTAGTTACAGCATTTGTTGCCTTTTCTACAATAGCTATTTTCTCACCAGCAGTATGAGTATCAATGTACCAAGCTCTTTGTTTTTTATTTGCCATAATTAGCTTTCATCGTTAATTATAGGATTTCCTATTAATTTAGGTATCCTTACATCATTTAAATAAACTTCTTCTATTGATAATAAACCTGAAGGAACAGTATACCATCTTGTTCCTGCAACAGTAGTAATAGAAGTATCAGTTTTTTTATAAATCATTGTTTCTTCACAAAAATCATCTTTAGCTCTATTAAGCAATTTTACAATTTCTACTTCTCCTAAATGAGGATGATGCTGTTGTACTAATTCTATCATTTCTTTTGTTTGCATTATTCTCCTTTCGGTGTTGCGCCTGGCTCTATAAAACGAGCCATTTCTTGTTGGAACATTTGTCCTAAACCCCCTACTTGCACTGTTAGCATTTGCTGTAATTCCGTATCTTCTTCATCCTGAACAAAATCACTTATATAAGCTTGTAAAATATTCATGCAAGCTTTTAAAACAACTGCTTGCAAACAAGAGTCGGGTAACCCATTTACAGTAGAAGAGCCAGTATGGTCTCCTGTAGCATAATTAAAATGCCAAACCGTACCTATTGAATCATTAGTAGGTACTGGAAATATCTTTAATTTAGGGTCTGTAGCTGTATATACATCTATTGTATATATAGGTGATTCTACAGTAGCTAAATAAATACTATTAGCATTTTGAGCTCGCAAAAACTCATGATAGGGGACAGCTCTACATTCCCTAACTTCCAACCCAGAATCAGCAATTTCTCTAGTAACTAACAATACCTTCTTCTCTTCAGGCGCATCTAAGCCAGCTGATGTAATATCAGTTTTATAATGAACATACTTTAATAAAAGTTCATTAGGCAACATATCAGCAATTTCATTAATAGCAGAATTAATTAAATCCTGATAACTAAGAGATGGTATACTATTATAGTCACTCCCTATTAAATCAGTTATCCTTTGCCCTATATTTGCCATTATTTACCTTTCTTAACTTTACTTTTATCAGTATCTAATTTCCTTCTAGTATCAGGCTTTGCTTGACCATGCCAAGGATTACCTATGCTCCCAGAAAATATATTTGCTAGCTTTTTAGCCATTATCTAGGATTCCTACTAGTACCTCTTTCCCTTACAACAGTAGATTTTCCACCAGGTTTAGCACCTCTACCACCGCTCATCTTTTTTCTTTTTTTAGGTTTAGATGGAGGTGCTGAACTACCACCAACTAAATTAATATGTGTTTTTACGCTATTTGCCATTATTCTTTCTCCTTTAATGTATTAATAAGATTATAGGCCAAAATTGATTATAGGCCGTAATTCTTGTACTTCCTGAGCCACTTTCGTAGCTAAGTCTAATTTTTTGATATCCCCCTTTAACCGACATTGTCAAACCAGCTGTCTGTGGATTGCCTGTAGTAAAACTACCAGGCGTAGTATCGCCAGCAGGAGCTATACCGACTGCTGGAAAATCTTCGCTAGTATCGTGAGTTGGGTCTAAATCGCTAACTAGTGAAGTGCCTAACGCCCATTCTTCTCCAGATGCCCAATTATACGCGCTTCCACTATCAGCAGCAATAGCATTAGCAGCTGATTCATTAATACTAAATGTGATATTTGCACTTACCGCACTATTACCACCACTATCTTCATCACTTGCGCATAAAGCTAAACCATAGCTTTCTATTGGACTAACCATTCCAACAGGAGGATTAAAAACCATGCTTATAGTTTTATTATCTAAGTTAGATGG